GTCTAGACGCTTCTTAGAGTTGGCTGCTTGTTTGGCAACTTCCTCGAATCCTGCAAGGTCAACAGCGATGTAATAGCTTCCATGTTCAGGTTTTACCCCGTATTTGATCCACTCTTCTTTGAAGATGTCCGAACCCGCATTGGTAAAGGAAGCCATAAACTCTTGCTTAAAAGCGAAAGAACTTAGGGTCTTTTTAGCGGAATCTATCTCTGCTTGGTCAATCAAGGGGTTATCAGCAGTGGTGAAGTGCCAACTCTTCCAATCAGGATCATCTTCTGACTCGCCTAGCTTGAAGGTGTCGTAAAACCAATTTCTACCCTTTGGAGTGCCGATAAAGAGTGCTCTCCCTCGTTTATCAGACAAAGAGGCACGAATGACCTGTTCCCAAGCCTCGGGTTTAATGTCGGCTACCTCGTCTAGTACGGCATAGGTCAGACTGACACCACGGAGCGTATCAGGTCTATCTGCACCACGAACGTATATCCTAGCCCCGTTTATCAGGGTAATGTCTAGGTTGTTCACATGAGACGACTGAATAACCTCTCTACCAAGGTCTAGCAGTAAGTCCCAGATGATTTGACGGCTTTGTCCCATAGTGGGACTCACATAAAGAACCGCAGAGCCTTGTGGACACTTGAGTCCTTCAATCAGTAGGGTAACTGCCGCCATACGAGACTTACCGCATCTACGCCCAGCAGCCACAACCTTGAATCTCGTGGAATCCTTGAAAACTTCTTGTTGCCAGGGTAAAAGACTAAAGTTTAGATCAGCCATCAAAGTACTCCATATCTGTGGGTTTAATCGTTATTGAAGAACTAATAGACCAATCATCACTCTCTAATACGTTTCTTAACAACTCAGTCAACTTGTCTTTCGGAACTAATAAAGCCTTGTTCTCTAGGTATTCAGGTCTGTTTACAGTAAGAATCCAATTAACCATATTTAGCCTCTACGTCTTCAGGTTGCTCAACAATGGTCGGTTCTTGCCCTAAACCAGTGATATTGATGGTTACGGCACTTCTCTGGCTCTTATCCTTTTCAAACAAAGAAACAGGAAGAGTCCTATCAAGACACATCTTCAAAGCTACCAATTGATGGGGATGCTCATCATTAAGGGCTATCTCAATAACCTTCTGAGCCACATCCTTACCTCCACTCCTAATCATCAGCTCTTTAAGCTCCTTGAGACGTTGATGGTCTGTCTTAGGTAGTACTAGGGGTGGATTGTCAGCAAACCTCTGTATGGTCATCTTGACGCTTCCCTTTGGTCTTCCTCTTCCTCTTTTCAATTGTTCCATTGGTTCTCCTTGGAGTTGAATTTAGCTTTTTCAGAATGGGGGCGGGTACACAAATATCTACACACAGACGCTACCCCCTCCCCCCCATACATATCACCACCTAGGGTTTCTACCTAAGGGTTTCTACCTACTCGTTTACCCTTATAGGGTTTACCCTTAGTGCTAGATGCGAATGATTCTTATTTGCAGTCAATCGAGTGTGAAAGAGTGATGCACCATTTTGGGTGTACCTAATCTGAATGCGAACTATTCTTATTTACCCTTCTATTAGTGTTTACCCTACCTTAACTGATGACCTCTCTTCATTGGGGTTGTCTGTTGTCCCGCGATCCATAATTAAAAAACTCATGTCCATATCTGGGCGAAACCCTTGATTGTGGGCGTAGTGGTATAAATCCAACACTGTTTCAAACCCTCGGCAAATATTGCCCTTTCCCGCTGAAAGCAAGATGATCCTCTCTGGGTCTGTCAGTGTCCTTTGGAAATATCGGGTATTCGGCTTTGAGGGTCTGCCCATTTTTTCCTCACAATTTAATAATTTAAATAATTGTAAACCATTGTTCTAAGGGTTTCTACTGATAGGGTTTTGGAGGGGTCTTATAAATCAACAACTTACGAGAGTTGGCACGATTCTATTATGCTTATATAGTGAGGGGGTAGATTTTTAGCTCTCTCTTTCTTATCAACATTTATTAAAAGGCGTGAATTCAAAATGACTACTACCAGAGAACAATGGCTTGCAAACGCAACCACAGAGCTTAGAAGCCTCTTTAAAGCCAATGGGGTAGAGCTACCCTTAGAAGTGCGCTCAAGCTGTGGCTTCCCCTCAAAATCGGCTCTTTCAAATAAGAATCGGAGAATCGGAGAATGTTGGTCTGCTAGAGCATCAGCCGATAAACACGCTGAGATTTTTATCTCTCCAACTATCAGCGACAGCATGAGGGTTTTGGATATCTTGGCGCATGAGCTTGTCCATGCTTGTCACCCTAACGATGGACATGGGAAGCTGTTTAAACGCACCGCTTTAGCCATTGGCTTAGAGGGCAAAATGACCGCCACAGTTGCGGGTGAGAAATTCAAGCTCTGGGCGACACCTGTTTTGGAAAGGCTTGGCATTTATCCTCATGCTGACTTGATCCCCTCAAACGCTCAAAAGAAACAATCAACCCGAATGTTGAAATGTGTTTGCCGTGACTGTGGCTATACAGTAAGGGTTGCGGGTAAGTGGCTCAATGACATGGGCGCACCACATTGCCCAGATCACGGAGAGATGCAAAGCGTTTAAACAGCTTAGAGGGAAGCTCGAAAGGGCTTTTCTGTGCGCTGTTGCACTATATCGAAAGGCGTGATTTTATGATGGCAAACACAAAACCAGTGTTAACTTTTAACTTAGTTGAAAAGTTTGACCCAGAGACTTATCTGGTAACTTTTTTGGTTGTTAACTTTGAGGGTGAGATTTTTAATTCTTTCGCTGACCATGAGGGCAAAAAAGCGTTTGACGTTTGGATGTCCTATTTGACTCAGGATGAGAAAACCCAATGGGATAACTACATTCTTAAATGCGAAACTCAAGATGAAGTTTGGTATGAACAACAGTGCGAACGTATGCACTTTTCATATAACTAAATAAACTGAAAGGCTTAAATTATGTCAGTAATCACTAACCCAGATCACATCGCACAAATGCGAATCCTTACCTTGCGTCAAGCTCTCAAGCTCGAAATGATGGGCATGAAAAGGAGGGGTCAGAGTGCTTATGCAATCCTCAAAGCCGAGGGTTACAAAGGCACACGACAAGCAATCTTTGACCAACTAACAGAGCAGAGAGCCGAGTGGCTTGGTGAGAGCGTTTAAACAACTTCAAAGGCTTACAAATGAACACTTACAACCCAATTATTGCTTATCACTCAAAATCAGAATTAAGGGGATGGAATGAGGTTTGTCGCTATCCCTCAGACTGGGAGGGTTGGCACTCATTCGACAAAAGTATGATTCAAGAGCTTTTAAACAATGGCTCTCAGGTCGTCACCTGTGGGTGGAATATGTATCAACTTGTGAATGAGAGCGTTTAAACAGTTTCTCTTGAGCCACTGTGACAGAGTGGCTTGGGATGCACTGTTGCATTATTTGAAAGGCTTTAAAAATGAAATATTCTGATTCACAAATTTGGACAATCGGCAGATCAATGAAATCTGGCTTACATGGCTCGTTTGCGGCTCATATAGGCGAGGCTTTAATGGTTGCTGATATTGGCAACAGAGAAACACTCTTAAAAGCGTTTGCGAGCCTCTTTGATCGTGTTGCAAGGTTCAATGACATTGAGCCAACATTTGACGAAGCAAAGCATGAGGCATTTATTGAACGCAAAATGAACATTTTGGATAAACAACTGATGCAAGGCCATATTTCCCAAAAAGAATATGAAGTAATGGTAGAAATATTAAATGGGGTGACATTATGAAAAACACGATCTTGGACTATTTAACCGCCATTGGTTTAGGGCTTGCCCTCTGTTGGGGTTTGATGGCTTATTTCGATATATTAGTTAAGTGAAATTCCAACGTGTAGATCATCCTCTGGGTGGTCTATTCGGTGCAATGTCGCATCATTTAATAGGTGTTCAAAATGTCAGCTTTTATCGTTTCCGATTCCCACATCAACGCTTTGGTTCGCTATGCCTCAAGGCATAAGGTGGGCGTTTCCTATGGCGCAACAGTAATGCGTTTAAACGCTTTCGGCAATGAGCAAGCCGTGGCGCAGATTCTCTTTGAAGAGAACGTGAAGAGCGTTAATTATCGCTATGGTGAGAGCGAAACCACGCAGATTGATTACGACCGAGGCGCACCCATTCTCACGGCTATTCAAGCGATCAAGGCGGCTCAGTGCTTGCGTTATCAATCATGTGAGCATCCAGAATTTGAGGACTCTCTGGCTTCCAAGTTTATCGAGGCGATCATCGCCAACGCAATCCCTGACCTTGACGGATACAACACGGCTCAATGGGCTATTTATGACAAGGTGTCAGCATGAGAAAGCCTCCAAGCGGGTTCAAAGCCCGATCATTTGATGAGCGAATCTGTGATCTCGACCATTTGCAATTCACGCACAAGAAACGAGCCAAACGAGGGTTTTATTATTGGTCAGAGAAAAGCCCAGACCAAATATTGCACGAGTTTCATTTGTCAGACTTTGCCAAGTGCAGAGCGTTTAAACAACTTAGGGTTCAATCATGACCAAACAAGATATTCAAGAGCTTGCAGAAAATGCTTTGCATGAGGCTTGCCGACACATTCAAGACGCTTTAGGCGTGAAAACTGGAGACACTGCGGGTATGTTTTTCTGCGGTCAACAAGAGGACGAAATACACCAAATTTTTTGTCGATATATCGAAACCGAGTTAATGTTTAAATCAGAATGAATTGGAAAACAAAATGACACAATTACAAGCACTCACAAAATGCCTAGTTTTGGCGATAACTGCACCAGACGACCACAAAGCTCAACGAGCAAGCGAATTAGCGGAAGAAATAGCTAGAGGCTTATCTGTTGACCAAGTAGAAGATTGCAAGGCGCAAGCTCTTGAATTGGTGGATGCGTTATGACTTTTAGAACTTTTCTCATTGAGTTTTATCCATACCCTGATTGTGTTCACGCTGAATATGACGAAACAAGCGCAGAATCTTTAGAAGATGCGGTGGCAGAACTTAAAAAGTATCACCCAGACGCTGAGATTTTGAACACCTACATACACACAGCGTGTTTAAACGATCTATGATTTATGCGTGTATTGCTCTAATTCTGCGAATACTTGGCGGGAAACGCTAAACCCTCAGACCCTCTCAGGAGGGTTTTTTCTTGTCTTGCGTAGGTTGGGATGGGAAAGCCCTCAAAAGAGCCTAGAACGGGCTATTAGAGCCTTTGGTGGGCATTTCCTCGCACAATCTGCGGATGGTCTCATTCAGTGCGTCTATTTCATCCATTTTATTGATAGCCCATGCCCTTCGTTGACCATGCCATCCCATCACTGGATTTCGGTGGCAATCGACACATAAGGCGATGCAAGTGTATTGCAGACCTTGTTTGTAATGATGGGCTTCGCTTGGTGGTGGGGCTTCGCAGACTGAACACGGCAGACCTTTAACCCTTGCAAGGTGCAACCTCTCTTTTGCGTTCAGTTTATTATTCAAGTTGTTGCCTTCATTTCCATTCGGGCAGAGTATTGGTTTGTTCTCCACACCTCAATGCGGGCTTCTGCTGCCCTCATTAAAAAACGATATTCCTCCTCAAGAGTCACCGCTTCTCTAATGCCCTCTAATATCTCGACATAATCAGCGTGTGCATAGGCATAAACCTCTTGTTTGCCTAAAACCTCAGTTCCCGCTTGACTCATTAACTGAGCTTTGCGGGATTTTCTAAATTCTTCCAAGTACATCCGATCCGCTTTGGCTTTGGCATACAAAGGGGCGGTATCGATTAAGTATTGAATTGCTTTTGTGGGTTCGTTCATACATCCTCTTGCTTGTAGTTCAGTTTGTGATGCTGAAACCGCATTGCCGCTTCACACTCCAACTCTTTAAAAGACTCATCGCTAAACAAACCGATGCAGTTGCGACCCTCAAACCAAACCTCACGAATTGACTCGTTAAAGGTGGAATCAAGGTCTTGCTCGTACTCGTAAACGACTGTTACGACTTCGCTACCCGCACCCACAGTGGTATCAAATTCCCATGTATTCATCATTAACTCCTGTTTGAAAATTAAATCTTACTTAATTGCTTGCGTAATACCATAGGGATAAACCCTTAGTCCAAGCATTCTTTTACACACACATCTATGCCTGATTGACTTGAATAAACCTTCGACACATGAAAGTTGACGATTTGACAGTCATCTTTGTAAACAACTCCATTCATAGCATCTTCTACGCTCTTGAGAACATTCGATGCGTCAGGCTTCTTAATTGGTTTCTCAATGCCGTTTAAACAGTCTGCTACTTTCTTTTTTGAGTAAGACTTGGGGATAGGTGCTCGAATGTAGAGATACAGATTTACAGGGGTTTCCAGTGGTTCAGAACTTCCCATTGCTTCTGTAGCGGCTTCTTTGATTAAAGATTCATAGGTTCTTGTTTTGTCAGGGGTGTAAGTTTGGACAAAGTTTCCTCGCCTAGCGTATCTTGCTCTTTGTTTGCCAACAGGGTCAGCATCCAACTTAAAAGTCACCATGAAAGTCATAAAAGTGTCCCATCTCTCATTCTGTTGATGTATTCTCGGATTCGATCTCTTGCACCAGTACCATAGATTCGCTCGGCTCGTTCTAATCTGGCTCTTATGAGGTCACGATTCTTTGACCACTCCCAATTCCGATAAAGCTCTCTTGCCTCGGCTTGCTCAAGAATTACTCTATCGCTTGGGTTCTCTGTGTTTCTTCTACTCCAAGTCACCAGTTAACTCCAATGCAATATTGATAAGACGTACGGGATAAGGTACGCCTTCCTTAACTCTGTCTAGCAGTCTCATAGCTTCAAAATAGTTCATACAAATAAAAGTTGTTGGGTTTTTACAGTTGTTCCAGAGTCATATCTCTGTGAGTCGCCTTTGGGATACGGCATAACTTCGTATTTCAGCTTAGATCGCATGACTTTTTTGTCAGTCTTTGACCCGTGAAAGATGATGTAACGATGCTTCCTAGATCGTTCGACATAGTAAAAATCATCACCATGAAGCTCTTTTATCTCTTCCAAGGTCAAACCATCGCCAATGGTTTTGGCGTGTTTATGCTCTTGACCTTTGATTGTCCAATCAATTCTGTTTGCTGATAAACCCGTGTAAAGGAAATTGGTGGCTTGATAAACATAGCCAACATGACCTTTGCTTGTGTCGGCAAACGAAACCACAATCATTGGTTTTGGCAATAACTTGATTGAGTTCGCAACCAAGAATGATGCTTCGTTTTTGTGGTTGTCCAACAAACAGACTCGGTTTAGCTCTAAAACTTTGTCTGAGTATTCTTTGCCACAGATTCCCATGCAAAGTGGTGGCGATGCGGGAATCCCATAGGTCACTACACCAACCAGAATGTCATCTTTGTAAAGCCCAAACGCAAACATTATTTGTGGCATCCGCTTGGCATAGTGTTTTTCAAGCAACCAAGGCTCAACCTCGAAGTTGTTTATTGGCAACACTTTCATGCGCTTTTCCTCAACTGAGCCATCTTTGCTAAAACTTCTAGCGGAATAGGTGCGGCTTTAAGGTCATCAGCTTTAATCTTTTCCAAAGCGGCATCAGGCTCATTCTTGCTCGGAACTGTGAGCCTCACAATGTCTGCGGGGTTTGGTTTGACAACCCAATCTGCTTTGAATGCTTGCCAACCACGAACAACACATTCTTCCAATGCTTTCTCAAGTGTCCAACCAATCTTTTGCGCTTCGCTTGAAATTGCATCAATGGCTCTCTGGGTTATCGGTGCTCTTTTGGCTTTCCTCAAAGATTTGAATTCTTGCCAAACAGAATCAGAAACACCGATAGGTGGTGCAACGCTAGTTGCTTTCTCTTTAATTGGTTTATGGTTAGTGGTTAGTGGTTCTTGGTTAGGGTTATTTTGGCTTTCATCTGGCAACCCAGAAATAACCGACTGGGTTTTCTTTGGCCTACCACCTAGCTTACCATTGTTCTTGTTTTTCTCAACTTGCTCTTGATAATCTTTAATTTCAACTTCGATGCGTTTGTGCTTGTATCCTGTTTTGCCTAAAACAAAGAAATCTGACAGAACATTTTGAAGAAAATTAATCTCATCAGAACCCAAACGTAACCGCCTGATAACCACTTGGGTTTCCTCTGGAATGGGTTGTTCATCAAGGTAATACCAATCAATCAACTGGCGATAGATGCCATGTTCAATGGTTGATAAATGACCT